ACTAGTTTTATTATAAAGTACATCAAAGTAATTCTTAAGTGTTTCTCTTATATTCGCCCATGTAAAGTTTTTTAAGANATTANCCGCANNACTNTCTATAAGTCCTATTNAATCANTATCNTNAGGAATGGCTTTATNNGCAACNCCNACNATNGAAGAAGCTATATTTACAGCGTCGGTTACGTCAGCTAAAGCTTCGATTCCATTAAGTTTTGCCTTATCTGTTCCACTCATTAAACCTGAGTTTCCTGTTGGAGCAGCATTGGGAATTACGTCTGTGCCTCCCGTTACGTGTTCTATTGCGTGTTTTTCTAAATTTGTTGCAATTCTAACCCAAAGATCACGAAGCCAACCTCTAAATCTAATTGATGAAGGATCTGGGGGCGGTTGTAAACTAGCCATTTCCTACCTCGATATCTAAGTTAACTTCAGCAAACATTCGTTTTACAGGAGCAGTTCCTGATAGTTCATAAGTTCTAAGTCTAGAACTTCCAAGTCTACTCCATCTTACTATATTTTTATAATTACCAATTTTTCCAAGTTTTTTCCATAATTCAGTAGACCACGTATGCATACCGTCATCTGAAAATCTCAACATTACATCAGGATCTTCTCCCGGGTCTATTACGTTTCCAACTCCAACAGCAAAATTAATTTGTAATTCTTTATGAAATAGAACTAAACCATTACTATGATATATTGGAGACGTATATATCCATTTTATAGGTAATTCATCATCTGTGTATACACTGTCTTCTAAAGAGTATATTTTTCCATTACTATAATCTCCAACTAAATCTTTACCATTAAAACTCTCATAACAATTAGATCTATGTCTATCTAAATCAATTCCACTAGCCCATTGATGTACAAATCCTGTAGCTATATTTAAGACATACGTCTTATTTTCTGTAGGAAAAATCATTACATAGAAAATATTTCCTTGACGTTCATATGAATAACATTTTGCATCTGACTTAGTTGTTAATAAACTAAGTACTTGATTTAATTGAGGAGGAGATACTATTTTGGGAGTAAACCCATCTAATCGTCTAACAATAAAATCATTATCCAAGTAGAATAAAGAGTTATCTGCTTTTACTACTGACGACGCAGCCCCTATGCCACCTTCTATATACACATCAGGATATCTTACGAAGGGAAAAGTCGAGACTCCATCATTATATGCTACTTCTCCTGACTTATTTTTAAATAAAAATAATTGTCTATGATCTGAAATAATACAAAAAATATCATCAGAATTTCCCTCTGCAGTGCCTAAATCTACAGCATTCCACTCTAAACCGTTATTTAATTCAGAAATCTGATAATAAAAAGAATTTTTTTTACTTACTATAAAATAACTATCTTGTAAAGTTAGTGATGACGGAGATACAAAATCTGGGTCAACAATTTTAGTTAAAGTAGGAGTTGTTCCTACTTTTGTGACAATATACCCCGTTGAACCATCAGTTATCATAGTTTGAGTTAAATTAGATTCCATAAACACGGGTCCAACTAGAGAATCTAAAGTTGAAGTAGCTGCAGTAGCTGTCCACGTTTTATCTACTAAATACAACTTATTACCTGCGACTACATATAGAACATCTTTATTTTTATCAGTACGCATACCTCTGACTTCTTCTTCTATTAAAGACTCTACTCTAGCAACTAACCCAGGAGTTCCTATCATTGCGTCTCTTCCGTTAAACGACTTAGGTAAGAAAAACAGATTAACAGGAAATCTATTATCTGGAGCTTCTGATTGTATAAAGGGTATTTTTTCTTTAGCCATAATCTACCAACTCTCTGGATTATCGGGTTCAAAAAACATTTTAGATGTATCTTCTTCAAACGAAGTCGCTGATTCTATTGACTGATTAGCTAATGCTGCCACTTCTTCAGGCAGTCGTCTGCCCGCTTCTGGATGCATTTCTTGTGCTAACAACCACTTTAGAGGTCTGTACCACTCTTGTGGAAAATACGGATTGTTAACACTAGCATCAAAATCTTCTATCGGAGTTAAATATGAAATTTCAATAGTGTCTACAGCTGTTACTATACTGTCTAAAGGAATTACGTTTAAACTAAAAATACCTTCTGACAATTTTCTATTATAAGTATATCTAGTTGGAGTTCCTTTTGAAGTCTTATCAGAAATAGAAAAATATTCTTCATAAGACATTTCTCTAAGTGGAGATTCATTTTTGTTAGATGTTTGTTTATAATTAGCGTTAAGTATTCTAACAGGAATCTCAATATTCAAGTCTCCACCTGTTAATTTTATGCTGTAGTCTAATTTAGATTTAAGAGTTAAACTGGCAATTTCTTTTTGCCATGTTTTTATACCCTTTGCCAGAAAATTAGGCGGTCCCATTAAATTTTTTACAAGCATATTTAAAGATTGCAATCCGTCTGAAAGTTCTACTGCATCTAGAGTGTACTCAGAAGACACACTGTGGACAATTCTGTATGCAGCTCTAACTATATCACCGCCAGATACTGCGAAATTTGCTGACCCTGAAGTTGTCATTATTATTCCTTTATAATTTTAATTGCATTCTATTAAGCTACTAAAGCGTCATGTCTCATTCTTGCGTGTATTGACATATGTTCTTGATGCGTACAAACTTGTAAATTATCAGGTTCATTATTAGACTTGATAGTATCTATGTGGTGAACTTCTTCAGACAAGCTAAGAGGCCGCCCTAAAGCTTTTTCTACTACAACTCGATGTTCAGCTTCCCATCCATTAGAAGTTTTTATCCACATGTAGTTATAAGTATCTTTTCTAATAGTTCCTAAAAGTCTGCTGTTCCTATCGTGGCCTTTAATATAATTGTAAGGTTTACCCTTTATCTGATCCCCGTTAAGTCGATTTTTAGTACGTAGATCAGTCTTCCGACCGCAACCGCATTTACAATAACTATATTCAATATCCATAATCCTTCCTATCCTCCACTCCCAGCAATGTGACCATGACCACTTGTGATATAGACGTATATATTCCTATAGGTCTTCATTTTTCTATTCTATATCACAGTATCTCTTGCTTTAAGTTCTTATTTAGAATAAATTGTTGTAACAATAGAACCTATAAAAACTACAATTATAATTCCTATAAACCACCACGCTGATTTTAAAGATGAACTGTTTAAAGCTACTTGTGTTATTAATCCGTTATTTAACTTTTCTTCAATTCTATTCCACGCTCTGTTAGACGCGGCAATATGACTTTTCATTAAAGCAATAGAAGTTTCTTGAATACATTTGTGATGTCTTTCCTCAGGATCGTTGTACATTAATGAAATTCCTTTCTAGTACTGAATTTATAGAATTAGTAACTTTGTCAATTGACAATTGATATTGACATTCAGATATTTTAGCTGATTCTCCTGACTTATCTGTAAGTTCTACTATAGAACAGTACTCAAACCCATAATGAAGTTTATGACAAGGATAACANTNACAATNGTCTGGTTCTANTGCTATACAGTTTATCCACTCGTCTGAGTAATTACTTTTAGACGAATGAGATAAAAGAAGTATTTTAGGAATATCTTCAAATTGAACGGACAGAGCTATNCCTGTTTCGGGAGTAACTATAAGATCAACTATATAACACAAAGTCATAGTTTCTCTGACTGAGAGTTCTCCTGATAGACATTTTACTCGAGACTCTTTCTCCCATCCTTGTTNTAATAATTTAGATGAAATATCNCCCACTAGAAGTATTGTTGAAGTTGGATATTGTATTAAAATTCTAGCTATTGCTTGATCTTGATAAGGCCAAAATTTATGTACTGAAGAACCCGACAATACCCAAAGTATTATNGGTCCGTCTANTTTACTAATAAGTTTTTTNACTTTAATAAGTTCGTTATCTGTGTAGTAAAATTTACCGCATAAGTTTTTAGGTACTTCAGATATTTTTGCTGTAATATCATAACAACTTTTTGACATCAATTCATGACGAATTTCTTTGGGCCAGTAATAACTTACTCTATCTGGAAGAGACAATAAAGTACCTTCTATAGACTCTGACAAATTTATAAACTTATCATACTTAGATTTAGTGTGCATACAAAAGTCTCTAAATTCGTTAATAGGAACTTGACCAGAATCTTGTAAAATAAATCTATCGATATGAGGATCATGTTTAACTACTTCATAACTGTTAGTATGAGTGTATAAAGTTACATGATAACCCTGCTTCTTTAATTCAGGGAAGATACAACTAGTTATCATCATATCTCCGATACCGCCATATCTAAGTACAGCACATGTTTTATCAGATTTTCTGGGTAAGTTATTAGTTGCTTTTGAAGTTTTTTGTAAAACATATAAATACAATACATCTGAATAGAGTATTTCTACTGTAGAAATACTGAGATATTGTTTAAGACTACTCTCAATTTCATCAGATTTTTTAGTAATAATAATTATGTAGCCATTTTGTTTTACTACTTCGAGTACTCTTAGAGTAATATCTGTTCCATAAAAAACTATAAAATCCATAGAACAGGGTCTAATTAACTTTAAAGCTTCTTCATCCCACTTAATAAAATGCGGAAACATTTTTTCAGACCCAGGACTTATTTCTAACCCAACTCCTCGAGTATACGGAACAATATCATATTTAAATGTACTATTCATTTGTCTTCTCAGATTCTGGTAAGTTAATAAATGAATTTTTTATATCGTTAAATTCTTGTATTGTAAGTTCTACATTAGAATTTCTATAATTAATATTTACAGTGTTATTATCTGATAATTCTATAGAAAAAGTATTACTGTTGTAACTACTGTTGCAAGAAATTTTTTCATCAAAGCCAATTTCAACGTTATACGCCGGATCTCCTTCAACGTAACTTTGATTATCACAAGTCTGTTCTACAGCTTGCCCTAACGTATTAACTGCTGCACGAAAATGCGCCCATTCTTTTTCAGAAAACTCAAGACTAATATTCCTATGATGAAATACTATATTTTTACAAATAGTAACAGATACTATTGATGCAGAAATAATTCTGGGTTCTAATTCTTTGTTAACTAGTTGTTTCACGAGTACCCCCAATAGTAATAATATTTTTTTTACCATCTCCAATACGATGTTTAGATTCATTAAAATTAACTGTGTATGGAACAAATCCTAATAACTTAAATAAGGCTAATAAACTCTGTTGTGAAAAATAATGACAATGTTCATTAGGCATATAATGTTTCCATTTTGTTAAATCAAGATGTGAAGAATCATCTGTACAAGGAGTACTTACAACTAGATGTTTTGGATTTATTCCGTTAATAATAAAAGCTGGGTTACGTAAATGTTCTATTGAATCCCACAGTGTTAGGGTTGAATACTTATACTTAAACAAATATTCTATATTACAATAACAACTATACGGGTTTATATCAAAACCTGTTGCTTCGCTTCCAGACTGGCAGTTTGTATAATTTACAAATGAACCAACTCCACATCCAAAGTCTAATATTCTGCCTCTAGACTCTACACTCGGTAGAGACAAAAATCTTTCATTCTGTATTTTTTCATTTAATTCAGAATGTTCGTATCTTGAGTACTTAATAGTATATGAACGATCGTAAATAGACGGGTCAGGATCTATATTACTAGACACATGATTACAATGTTCACAGTAATATAGATCATCTTTAAGAAAGAACATCCCTTCTTTGCAAATTATACAAACCATATGTTTCATATGCAGTATCCATCCTTCGTAAAATTTTTGTAGTATTAAAAAACACACAAATAGGTAAATTAATTTTTCCTTCATTGACAAAGTCGTAAGTCTCTTCACTAACAGGACAGTGGTCTGTGTTGTATATAGCTCTAGTGCACGGTGAACACCATGCTGTTGACTGGAGTGAAAGATCTCTTATATCATTTCCCACAATATTTTGTAGACTAGCTGATGTTAACAACATAATCTTAGGAGTTCCTAATGCCCCAGCTCCAACACCTAACCCAGTCTCAGGAGTTACTACTAAATCTACATAATCAGCTGTAAGTAAAGCTTGTCTAAACGGAATCTTTCCACTAACATTTATCACTCTTTCATGCAACCATTCTAATTGTGAGCAAAATGAATCTCCTGTTGTTATTACATATGCGTCTTTATATTGATCTAAAAACTTTTCAATAACATCTTCAGCAAGCGGATACACTGCTTTTTGATACATAGTTCCTCTAAGTCCCCATAATACTATGTATTTATTTTTAGGTATATATTTATTAATCCATGTCTTTACATGAGATCTTTCTTTTTCTGTAAAATGCAATTCTCCAGTTCTTCCCATATACTTAGACTCTGTGAGTCCTGACCATTTCATAGACTGATCGTAATAACATACGTTAGCATTTTTGCTTCTTCTGAGATGAAGAGGCCAAAAGTATTCAGAAGAAGTTTCTGGTGCTATAAGAGCAGACTCTAGAGAATTCCCAAAGTCTACAAAAATGTCATGTGAATCTTTTTCTTTTCCTAATCTATGATGTCTTATGTATTTTTCTTTAGGATTCATATTCTTTTTTTCAAAAGGTTCATACATAATTTTTTTATTAATTAAAGGATTATGAGCATGTATTTGAGCTCCTTTAAAATTGTACTCCATTGTAATATCATATCCACTATCACTTAATGCTCTTATAACATTAGTCATATAAATATGATCTCCGTATGCTCCATATCTAACTAAGTATGCTGTTTTCATATTTGAGTATAATATCGGAGATCAATTAAGACCTCCGATATTTTCTAAATGTTAATATTTATCCTACGAAATGTTCAACGTAAGATACATCTGCCTCTATCTGAATGTCTCCAAGTGGAAGAGCCGTGCCTGCCTCGTAAGTAAGAACTAAATCATCTCCTGCAACAAAGTCAGTCTCTGTTACTGCAGCATCTAATACGCTAGAATCAGCTTGTGTTCCGCAATATGCTGTGCCAAAAAGAGAAATAGCTCCTGTTCCACCTAACGATTTACCTAAACCTATAATGTACCCAGCAGCTGTAATAACTCCTGTAGTAGTATCGCCAGCAACAAACAGAAGATTCCAGTCTTTTATAGTAACACTAGACATAAATCTGCGTTTGTCTGCAATTACTCTAGCTGCTCTAACTGAAGTCTGAACAGCTCTACCTCGTAGACGCATAACTTGGTTTGCGCCGTATCTATCATCATCGTATGCCATGATATGCTCCTTTCGCTATGCAGCGCTATCCCATTTTATAATTCTTGCGTTAGCTGCTACAGTATGCACTAAGCCAAAACCGCCCAAATAGTACCATGCGATACCTTTTGAACGACCATAATCTGTAGGAATTTTACCGCGCATTTCTTCAGGTACTGCAATTCCTTCTGCCACTGTATCAGCGCCCATGAAAAATATCCAATCAGACAAAGCGTTCGTCCAAGAACCTTTTGCTATATTTGTTTGTTCAACAAATATTACATTGTTATATTTTCCGACTTCACCATTTTTAATCATTTGAAGACCTTCTGTAGTGTATTGATGAACGCCTTCAAGAGCAGTTTTAAGTGCTCTAAACGTTGTAGGCCACGCCATAGCGTAGTAGTTATCTCCAGTATACGGAGGAATATTTCTTTCCTTCATAATATCTTCAATTAGACCTACATGAACTTTACCAAATGCAACATTGTTAGTTAACGTTGCTGTTCCATTGGTTGTTAAAGTCAATGCTGCAGTACTAGTTCCAGCAGTGGGAACAACTCTTAATGGAGTTGCGTTAAACTGAGCATGAGCAAGTGTATCAAATGCTTGTTTTCCATCCTGAGTTAAAACTTTGTTAATAATTTCTGTAACAGGATGTTCTGATAAGTTGTCCAACTTACCTGAATACGGTACACTGTTACCAGCTTCTGTTATTGTTAATGTTCCTTGGGTAATAGTGAAGTTTGTTTCAGGCATTNTGTTTGTTTCTAGTAAAGTCGTACCCTGAGTAGCAACAGTAGAATACACGTCCCAAGTGAATAGATCACCTTTCTTTTTTCCCTGTTGACTAGCATCTTTAACGTCAGCAAACTGCCTAAATTTTACAACACTGAACAAAGAAAGTCTTAGCTTTTTGCTAAGATTTCTAGCGCTCATATACCCACCAATTGAATTTACAGACCATAATTGACCTGACATAGTGAGTCCTTTCGGGTGTTAACCCTGGCCTCTAGCTTTTTTAATTTCTGAAATAATACTGCTTAACGACTCTTCTTTATCATCGTCTTTTTTAGTTTTTGAAATAATTTTTGCTGAGGCTGATTTTAAATTAGTTATAGTTTTTTTACTTTCTCTTTTGTCATCAAACGAATCTTTTGGTATAACTTCTATTTTGGGTGGAGTATAAGTAGAATCTATAGAATTTCCTATAAGTCTAATTGCATCGCCCGCTTGTTTGTACGTATCGAATGAATCATACGAACCTTTTTTGTTTATCACTAATGAATCAACAAGAGACTTTGTCTGATCTCTTAAAATAGGATTACTTAATAAATCAGAATACCCGCCGTCTTCTGGTAAGGCATTAAGTCTTGTTTCTAAATCAACTTCTTTTATAGCTTTTTTTACTTCTTCAGTAGAAATTTTAGGGATAGTAGAAGTTTCTTTCGTCCCGATAGTTTTTATAGAAGTTTCCCATGCTATTAGGGCTGCTAACATCTCGTCTTCTGTGCCATATTGTGACGCATGAATGTAGTCACGTCTAAGTTTACTTAATGATTCTTCAGAAATTTCTTTAATAGCGTCTGTTTCAGATAGCTTTTTAGTTTCTTTAGTTTCTTTAGCTTCTTTAAGTATTCTAGTTGCTTCTTCTAGACGTTTGTCAGCTGCAGTTTCTTTTTGTAGAGTACGTTTTCCCGCGTCTATTATTTTAGATAACGAAACTTTTGTCTCTACTCCATCAACAATTAATATTGCTTCTTCTTCTTTTTCTATTATTATTTCTTTTTTATCTTCTTTTATTTCT